GTTTAAATGGAGGCGAGTATATTAATGACACTGCTGCGCACACAGGCAAATTCTTTGCGATAGTTGCAACGGAAGACACAGTCATTGCGAGTATTACAAGCAATGTAACCAACTTGTCTGACATTTGCACTGGGCAGGATGCAACTATTCTACCTGCAAACACTGCAATTTATGGAAACATAAGTTCAATAACACTTACTAGTGGTGCAGTCATAGCATACAACATATAAATGTGCGCTTTAGGACTAGATTTAAATGTTGGCGCACCTCGTGTATTTACAAGTGGTGGTGTGCCATCACCTGACGGGGTCATTATAACCGAAGGCGGGGCATTTATTATTACGGAAAGCGGAGTCGATATGTTGGCTTTTGAACCAGCCAGCAACACCCCGCAAACCTTCACAAATTCGGACAGCAGTTTTTCAGTTACGGTAAATGGTTATATCGGAAACTTTAGCTGGAATGCGATAACTGATGCCGTAAACTACTATGTTCATGTATCAATTGTTAATGATGAGACTTCTAGTAATACTGGTTTTAACACTACTAACTTGTCCAAAACTTTAGATACTACTTCGGTCTTTAGTCCTTTATCGAGAACTGTTTATGCATTCCTTAGACCTCAATTCGCAGATGGGTCATTTGGCTCTTACATTCCGACACTCACATTATATGTTCACTCTTAAATAATTTATTATGGCCAATAAAAAAATATCCAATCTACCCGCTTTTTCAGGCACACCCTCATCCACCGATGTCGTACCGATGGTCGATAACAGCGGAACGGCAACCACGAAAAAGGTATCACTCGCAAATATCGTAAACCTGGCAAATGTCGGAAACTTACGGGCGGCTAATAATTTATCTGATTTAGCGGATGCAAGTTCAGCGAGGGGCAATTTAGCACTCGGCACTGCGGCAGTTGCAAACACAGGAACATCGAATGGCAATGTAGTAGTATTGGATGGTGTGGGATTGCCCGCAGTTGATGGATCACAATTAACAGGCATTAGTTCAGCAGTAGACGGTACAGCAGTTACCTCAACAGGGCAAACAGGAGCTACTAAATTCTTGCGAGAGGACGGAGATGGTACTTGTTCTTTTCAAAATGTTGTAGTTGGAGACGCAGAGTTAAGAGGCACAGCTAATCCGCATATTGGAGCATTTCCAAATCAGTCATTCTTGGTTGTAGATAATCCGAGTAAGTCGGTAATGCTTGGATCGGATGCTGACGGCAAAATTTATATATTTAACTCGTCAGGTAAATCCGCAATTTCGACAGGTATTTCCGCAGTAGAAGATTCAGCCGAACCTGACATCGAAATTACTACTACAACAGGGACTTACTCGCTCATAAGCGGAGACAGCGATGCGAAAGACCCAAACGGTTTACCAATTCAACAAGGCTTTAACGCTCCCAACATCGGAGCATTTTCATCACCTTTATTAATCAGTGGCGGTTCAATCGCTTAAACAAATTAGGAAACTTAAATCATGGCAGACTCATATGTAGCACCAACCGCTCAAGGAAGTGGCAACGGAACATCAGCAGATAACGCATACGCTTTTTCATCTTTATCATCAGCAGAATCAGACGCTGGTTCAGGGGGGATAGTTTATTTTGTGAGCGGCACTTACACCATTAGTTCTACTTCTACATTTCTAAAGAGTGAAGGTATAACTTATAAAAGTTTAACGAGGCATGGAGCAAAGTTTACCACCACTAATTTAGTGGGGGCGCGTACCATTTATTTCGGACAAACTTCAGCAACAGGAAGTTCCATTACCATTGATGGGTTAGCCTTAGAAAATATAAGGATAGGAATTTATACTCATGTAAAACCAACAATCCGATTCTGTAAACTTACTAGCAATGCGGATTTGGATATGCCCCCGGAATACATTTTCAATAACGGAGGTTCAGCTGGTTATAATTTTCACGATAATTCAGTTTCAGTCTCCTTTACCGGAGCAAACGCTGTTGTATTATTTTCTGGGTCTACGAGTGCAAGTTTAGAAAGAAATAGTTTTTACTTTGGTTTAACAAATTTAAGTAATTCGCTTACCGCCTCTCTCCCAACAAGTGGAATGAAAAACAATATATGGATGACTGACGATGCTTCTGCGAGTAGCTTAAGCGTGGCATCTGCGTCCTCGTATAGTTGTTTCTTTCAAGCTGGTAGCAGTAACACATCGGGCGGTAGTAACAATATCTTTGTTGATCCACAATTCGTAGACTCTGCAAATGATGACCTTCGCCTCCGTCCAAATAGCCCCTGCATTAACGCTGGAACAGCTTCCTAAGTCATGGCACAGCAAAAATTAGATCGGAAAGACTTTCAGATCGCTGTTAAGACAGGGACGGATGCTGATAAAACGAAGTTTGCAAAAGAAGCCACTAAGGGAGAATTGTATTTAGCTACTGATACTTTTAAAATTTATGTAGCTATTACAACTGCTGGAGCTTCTGACTCAACACTCAAATCAGTCGCACTTAGCTAGTGATCTACACCGCCATAATATTATTGGCAATATGCCTCACGGGATGCTCGATGCGCTCCACCTACCCAACACTTGGTGCAATTGCGGGTGGTGGAGTAGGGTCACTAGGTGGCCCAGGTATAGCAGCACTTGGTGCTGGCATTGGTGCAGTTAGTGGTGAAGCACTCAAAAACAAGGATGCCCTTATCGAAGCAGAAGAAACCATAAAATCGCTATCGCACGGAGATGTGAGTGCCTTGGTTGCACAAGGAATGGCAGAACACAAGTCAGGCTTTGAGAAATTCACCAGCACGATCAAAAACATCTTAATTGGAGCAGCAGTATTACTTGGTGGATACTTAGCTATTCCTATCTTCGTGGCAAAACGCACTGCCCGTCAATGCTCGCAAACCGAGGCGATTAAACATCAGACTCGCGCACCATTTCCTGTCAAACCTCCTTCCCGTAACTCATGAAGAATTTAGAAATATTAAAAGATAAATTTTTGTCACTTTCCAAAAAAGGTAAAATGCTCACCATATTCGTAGGACTTGTTGTTGGCATAATCATATTAGATTGGTTGTTCTAATGATAGATCGTACTGCAATTCTTGGCATGAGTGGTACAGTTGCCACTTTTGGTCTAGCACACTTGGATGATTTATTTGGATGCATTGCAGGTGTAATTACAATCGTGTACATGGGTAGAAAACTCTATCAAGAAATAAAGAACAAGTGAATGGCACGTTATCGCACAATAGGTAGATTGGATGACGAAGTTCTTCAAGATGGGGATCGTGGATTTATTGGTATCAATTCGTACCAGGAAGCAACCACTTTAGAGTCAGGCTTTGTCCAGACAAGCGAGAATATGCGCTTGATTGGTGACCTTGCCGAGGTACGCAAAGGTATTGATTTCTTGGCAGGTAGTGTAACACTTACTTACAATGGTACAGACGAGCGTGTGTTTTGTAGCACATTGTTCAGCGACCCAGCCACAGGCACAGAGTTTGTGGTGGTTGCAACCAAGTCAAAAGCAATCATATGGAATGATGCAAACAACTCAGGTATCGACATTGATTATCCTGGTGGTGAGATAGTGGCAGAAGCCGATGGGGCAAGCTTTGTACAGTCACTTGAGAAGCTAATTTTATTTCGTGGTAAGAATAAAACACCACTTGAATGGGATGGAGATTTTGCGTCACCTACTGACTTTGTGGTTAAAGCAAATGCAAGTCCAACTGCTGGGCGTATACAATGCCCAAACACAGACTTTGGTGTATTCTTTCGCAATCGCTTAATCATCCCGCAACCAACAGATAGTAACTATACTATCTTGATGTCTGAGTTGTTAGACACAGATAATTACTACGCTGCTGAATCACAATTTAGAATTAATAAAGGAAGTGCAGATAAGCTAGTAGGATTTTTCCCTTACCAAGAAGATCAGTTAATCGTGTTTATGCGTAACAGCATCCACATGATTAATAACATTGCCACAACCTCCGCAGCTAACACTTACGAGATTACAAGACAGCATGGATGTGTGGCACGTAAATCAATTGCACAGTCTGGCCCACAAACATTCTTCCTATCTGATAATGGGGTCATCGTCTTGTCACCAGGGCAAGATCCAGCAAAAGGAATCGGGGTCGCAATTTCAAAAATAAGTGGCGAAACCATACCCATGACCAGACCTATACAAGATCAGTTTGATGAGGTTAACTTTGCAGCAGCAGATACCGCATGTGGTATCGTGCATGATAATAAGTACTATCTTGCCGTACCCACAGGTAGTTCCACAGTACCCAACGCAATATTCGTATTTGATCTATTGAGTAATTCTTGGATCAGCGCATCCGATAGCTACCCGGCAATGTCAGGAAGTCTAGCATTTCATGTTGATGATTGGGTAGTATGTTCCCACGGATCTGCACCAACAAGACGTAGATTATTTGCATGTAATGACACCGGGTTTTACCTTATGGAGGAAAACTCCATTGATGATTCTGGTCGCAAGATAGGAAGTACATCTGAATCCGGCACAACTGCAATTGCAGGTAAGTTAGTATCACGCTCCTTTACATTAGATGACATTGGCGTGAAGAGTTGGAGGCGTGGTCAGGTAGCTGCAAAGACAGTGAATAACGATGCATTCAATATCAAGGTCAACACGATTGACCCAGATGCAAGCAACACAGTTTTAAGCCACACCGCAAACAGCACAGAAGAAGCACTCTTCCGCTTTGGTACGGGTCGTACCCGTGGGTATGGGGCAAGTATTGAGATCAATGTTACAAGTGGCAGACCGAGCTTTAGACATCTTGCACTAGAAGCAATTGGGGTAGGGGCAGCAGCAAGAAGGGAAATTGCATAATGGCAATCACTGCAACAGTTACACGTTCATTTACATTCGCAACCGGGGTGGATATTTCGGCTTCCAATTTAAACCAACTTGGTGAACCAACTGTTACGATTGACGAAGGAAATGTAAACATCACAGGTGGCACGATTTCTGGTCTATCCTCACCCATTGCCATTGCAGATGGAGGGACAGGAAGTGCTAATGCAGGGGCAGCAAGGACTGCACTTGGTGTGGGTACATTAGGCACACAAGCAAGCAATGCGATTGCAGTTACAGGTGGTACGATCTCAGGCACACTAATGACATTAAAATCATATGCAGTAAGTGGTGTGCCAAGTGCATCTCCAGCCGGGCAAATGATCTATGTAACAGATGGAAACTCAGGTGCAGCCACAGTCGCAGTTAGCGATGGATCTGCATGGAAAGTGGTCGCATTAGGAGCGACAATTAGTACATGACAATCCTAGAAAAAGCATCCAAGTTTTACGAGCAAATCGGTGAAAGTCTGTTTGCCGAAATAGGCCGCCATGCATCCCTTGGCGGGTATGTATTTATTGCCCCGGATTCCATCCTACTTGGCAAAGCGGTGAGCAGTAAATCTGACAAGCATCCGGGCGAGCAATGGAATGTTAAAAATCCTGATGCCTGGTTCGTAACCTTTGCATACGGAAAAGGATCAGTCCGAGACTTTATTGAAAAAATCCCCCATCCGCTCCCATTGGTTGGATGGATGAGGGAACTAAAAAGTAAACCAGTTAAATTTTACGACTTTAAAAAGATAAACAGGAGAAAAATTAAATGAATAGTCCAAGCTCATCATCTCTTATCCAACCAACCATGCCAACTTATGGGCAAGGATTAGCCACCTCGTTGGCAGAACAAGTAAATGCGATCCGAGGGACAGGGGATTTTAAGGGAACTGGCGGGCTATTAAATTTAGTCCCATTGGAAACGGAACTTCGCCGAAGGACTGCCCGTGCGGACACCGACATTCTGCGCGACACCATTCTTGGCACGGAGGAGATGACAGGAGTGCGTGGAGTGACTCAAGCGGATGTGGATTCTGGTCTCGCCTCGGCTGAACAGATAGGCAGTTTTGCGGCTGTCGAACGAACTCCTAATCTAGCAGAATATTCAGACGAACAGACTCGTAAAAAAGTAGCATTTGAAGAGCTAAAAGAAAAA